TTATTATCAATATTTAATGTAAATGGCACAAAGAAGAATTTCATACGCAGACAGAGACTTTGAATCACTACGTCAGGACCTCATCAATTATACTCAACAGTATTACCCTGAACTAATTGACAACTTTAATGATGCCTCAGTATATTCAGTATTTTTAGATTTAAACGCAGCTATCGGTGATAACTTACATTATCACATGGATAGAAGTATTCAAGAGACAGTTCTTCAATACGCTCAACAACGTTCATCTATTTTTAACATTGCCAGAACCTATGGTTTAAAGATACCCGGTAATAGACCATCGGTTGCACTTTGTGACTTTGCCATTACAGTACCTGCCTTTGGTGACCAAGAAGATACAAGATACTTAGGTATTCTAAGAGCGGGTTCACAAGTAGTTGGTGCAGGACAAACATTTGAAAATGTTTTTGATATAGATTTCTCATCACAATACAACAGTGAAGGATATCCAAACCAAACCAAAATACCTAACTTTGATTCAAATGGTAAGTTGTTAAACTATACGATTACTAAAAGGGAAGTGGTAGTAAACGGTATTACTAAGGTTTACAAAAAAGTAATAACACCGGCAGATATCAAACCATTCTTTGAATTTTTCTTACCTGAAAAAAACATTATAGGTGTAACATCTGTTATCCAAAAAGACGGAACATCATTCCAATCTATTCCAACTTATTCTGAATTTATCAATTCACCTGATAGATGGTTTGAAGTTGATTCATTAGCCGAAAGCAGAGTTTTCATTGAAGACCCTACAAAACCAGCGGACAGACCCGGTATCAAAGTCGGTAGATACATTGAAACTGAATTAAGATTTATTACCGAATACACACCTGAAGGTTTCTTAAGAGTTCAGTTTGGTAATGCCACAGTAACTGCCGACGACCAATTAGCACAGTTTTCAAGAACTGGTGTTCCTTTGAGAATACAAGATTATCAAAACAATATTGGTTTGGGTAAGACAGTAAAGGCAAATACGACATTGTTTGTCCAATACAGAGTTGGTGGTGGTACAGTTTCTAACATCGGTGTTAACACAATTAACCAAGTTGGAACTGTTAACTTCTTTGTTAATGGACCGTCAGCAAATATTAACCAACAAGTTGTTAATTCATTAAGGGTAAACAACGTTACCGCAGCTATTGGTGGGGCTAACCAACCAAACATCGAGGAAGTTAGAAATATGGTAACATTTAACTTTGCATCTCAAAACAGAGCGGTAACCGTAAATGATTACTATGCTTTAATTAGAAAAATGCCGGGTAAGTATGGGGCACCTGCAAAAGTTGCAATTACAGAAGAAGATAACAAAATTAATATCAACATCGTTTCATACGACTCTACTGGTTCATTGACTCAGACGGTATCTAACACATTGAAAACAAATTTAGCTAATTACTTATCAAACTATAGAATGATAAATGATTATATTTCTATCAATGTCGCTCAAGTTATTGATTTAGAATTTGATATTTCAGTAGTAGTTGATGCAGCACAGAACCAAGGTGAGGTTATCACAAGAGTAATTGACAAGATACAAACATTGATGAGTCCTGTCTTTAGAGAAATGGGTGGAAACGTATTTATCTCAGAAATTAGAAGTCAAGTTCAAGATGTTGCTGGTGTAATATCTGTTACAGACCTAAAAGTATTCAACAAAGTTGGTGGTCAATACTCATCATCTGAGACTTCACAACGATATGCTAACAGTGCAACTAAAGAAATTCTATTAGTTGATGATACCATTTTCGCCGAACCATCACAGATTTACCAAGTTAGATTTCCTAACAAAGACATTAAGGTTAGAATTAAGAACCTTAAGACGGTCGATTTCTCTTAATTCCTTTACATAGAGTTTTACTAAGTTATTATGAAAATAGATGAATAACTATTTATCTAAAAAGATATTATATGCCTAAATCATACAGATTACGTACACAATTAGGAGTAGACCAAACTTTACAACTGAATGTAGAACAAGATTTCGACTTTTTAGAAATCTTATCAATGAAACTTACTCAAGGAGACGCCTACACCCGTTTCTGTGCTGACTATGGTGTGGTTGTTGGTCGTGTGGTTGCAAATGGTGGATTTGGGGTACCAAATGTTAGAGTTTCAATATTCGTACCCGTCGATGATGAAGACTTGTTAAATCCTGTAATATCTACTTTATATCCATACAAAAGCCCTGCAGAAAAAAACGATGATGGGTATCGTTACAATTTATTACCATATAATCAAGAATATGGTGGACACACACCAACAGGAACATTTCCAACAAGAGAAGATTTGTTAACCCGTAGTGAGGTTCTTGAAATTTATGAAAAGTATTACAAATACACCGTTAAAACAAATGAGTCTGGTGACTTCATGATTGTTGGTGTTCCATTAGGAATACAAACACTCACCATGGACTTAGACCTATCAAACATAGGTGAATTCTCTTTGAGGCCTGCAGACTTGATAAGAATGGGTATGGCAACTGCAGAACAATTTGATGGTGTACAATTTAAGGCATCTGAAGATTTAGATTCACTTCCACAAATTGTTAATGCAAAAAAAGATATTAATGTAACTTCTTTTTGGGGTGATGGTTCACAATGTAGTATTGGAATTACTCGTGCGGATTTTGACTTAAGAGAATTAGGTATTGAAATCCAACCTACAGCAGTATTCATGGGTTCAATTATGAGTTCACAAGACGCTCAAATGTTGAAGAAAAATTGTAAGCCAAAAACAGAACAAGGTGATTTATGTGGTATGATTACTGGTTCTGGTGAAATATTAGCGATTAGACAAACAATAAATACGGATGTCGATGGAAATCCAATACTTGAACAATATAGATTAACTAACGGTGGAAAAGTAATTGATGATGATGGAACATTTTTAGCGGATGTCCCGATGAATTTAGATTATGTTGTAACCAATGAATATGGTGAAATAGTATATTCAAGAGACCCAAGAATCGGAATACCAACAAAAGGAAAATATAGATTTAAAATAAAATATCAGTCAGAACAAAATGGACCTACAAAACAAGGTACAACTCTAATCCCAATACAGGGTGAAATTCAAAGAGCAAACTTTTTAGTTCCTAATATTCGTGAGTATGGTTGGAGCGGTACAACATCTACAAGTCCCGGAATTGACCCTGCACTTTACGCCTTAAATACGAGTCCATATTATGACCCAAATTACACAGGTAATACATATTGGCAATTATTTCAAAAAAGTTATGCGTTTTCATTAGATTGGAATGATTATGCTGACAAAGAAGCTGCTATTAATTGTGAGGATTTTTTCTATTCAATGAAATATAATAAAGTGTACACCACATCACAGTTCATTGAAGATTATAGAAAAGGTACAGGACGTGCAAGATTCTTAGGAGTAAAAGAAATTCTTGATAGGTCATGTGAATCTGAAAATAATAAATTTCCAGTAAACGATGGAGTTAGAAATTTTGATGCGATATATTTTGTATTTAATATTTTATTCACAATTCTTCAAGTTCCTCTTATTGTAATCGCATTTATTTATAGTGCATTTGTTGGATTATATCCGTTTGTAAAAAATATAATTCCTTATGTAATTTTAACAATTACGGGATACCAAGTTGCCGCTAATACTGCAGGTTTAGTTGCCGCAATATCAACAGGGGCTTGGGGTGCAATAATTTTATCTTCATTATTTTTGATTGCTTGGGGTTTGGTGGGTTACTTAGTAATTAGTAATTTTAGAAAGTTACAAAACTTAACACTATATGCAATTCCATTGCCAAATTATACATACCCTGATTGTAATGCTTGTGATTGTGGTCCAAGACCGGTAGTCAATTCGTTACAACCAATAGAAGTTTCAAATACTTCAATTTTGGCTAATACAAATCAATATACTATGTATAATGGTCTACGAGTTGTTGATAATGATGGTGCAGTAGACCAGCCATGGGTTGATAAATTTGGTTATGGATTTCAGACAACAATGGCGGGTAATCCATTTACGGGTAAAACAGATGGTACGTACAATGTTGATATGGATAGAGGTTTGAGAACTCCATATTTAAAAGGTTCTGCTCAAAACCCATTTACTAATTATAACAACTGGTCTTGGGATATACCATTATCAGAAAGAATGAATTTATTTAATGTTAAGGCTAAATTCCATGATAATGGTGGATATAACCAAATGAAAGTAACTTTTGGATATACTAATCCGTCAAATACTTCACAATTTCACTATGATAATTTATTAGTGTTGCTTGTTGACCCTGGTACTATGGCAAATTTACCAATTGGTCAATTATTAAGTTTTCAGAATCCAAACACATCTAAAGACCCTAACTTAACAGGTCAAACTACAGAAAATGGTTTTGGAAATTTTGCAACTACTGCTAGTACAAACGTTGGTAATATTTCTATTGTAGTAAATTCAATGGACCCAAATAACGTAGGTGCTAATAAAACTGCTACATATGTAATTACAGGTTCAACTGAAACCGCTAAACAGTACGTATACCCCTCAGATGTTGAATACTTTCAAATAATAACAGGACATACTGTTGAACAGTTTCAACAAATTTGTAGTCCCGTCGTACAACCAACAAATACTTATATTACACCAAATAATACTTTGTTACAAAGATTTTTATTTGGGTACCAAA